GTTTCCCAGTCACGATCGGAAGAGGTCAAGTTTAGGGCTGAACCATCAGGTAAGATTGATTCTGAGAATTTTAAAAAATGGTTTGGCAATTCAAAAGTGGTAGATGAAAATGGTAATCCTAAAGTGGTATTTCATGGGACAAATGCTGATTTCAAATCTTTTGATCCTAGAAAACAAACAACAACGGCTCATGGATACGGATTCTATTTTGCAACGGAAAAGGATGTAGCTAAAGGTTATAAGCAAGAGGGTAAGGGGCAGCTTATTGAGGCTTATCTTTCTATGGAAAAACCTTTAGATGATGATTCACCTAGTTTTTCGCCTGATGAATTCAAACAGATTACATCTGAGATATTAAGATTAGAGCTTGAACAGTACGCTGACGAAATGGAATCCTACAAAGATTCGTTCTTGTCAAACATCGTTGACACTTATTCTATGTCAGAAGAGGATGCCATACAGGAAGCTGTGGACACAATATACGATGAAAAAGATACTGCGATTGATCAAATTGCTGAATTATCAAATATCGTAGGCGATAGGCAGACAGCTCAAAACGCAGTAAGAAACACATTGGGTTATGATGGTATATTTGTTAAAGATTTTCAAGAAACAGATGGTGATGTTTATATTGCGTGGTTTCCAAATCAAGTCAAGTCAGCTACAGAAAACTCTGGAGAGTTTAGTGAAGCTGATGATATTCGCTTCAGAATACTTGGACAGGTTGGAGCTGAAAGATTGGATAATGCCGAAGAGTCAACAATCAGATTAGACAATCTTCAGGTTGCTAGAGAGATGGAGCAGCAAGGAATTGAGCCAGTGTTTGAAGAAGCTAGAGATGCTAATTTAAAAGCAAAGAAACTTAACGAAGAGGAGGATTTTAATACCGACAGGTCCGACATTGAACAAGCTACAGATAAACTTTATATGAAGCTTGGATATGCGAATGCATTTAAGGCAGATAGAGAAATTCATAAAGCTATTGACGAAGCTTTTAAGGAAAATGATTCTTCACTACTTCCTGAATCTAAAGGTGATTTATCTATTAGAATTGCTACTGGATGGGAAAGAGGAGCTGATGGGAAGTGGAGATATGAAGAAGGAGATGTAAGAATTAAAGACATTAAAAGGCTTGAAGAGATAAAGAATAATTCTTTATTTGAACATGATAAGGTTGATTACGTAGCTTACGAAATAAACGATGATGGATCTTATAAAGTTAGCTTGAAAGGCAAAGATGCTACGAGCGTAGAAAAGGGGTTTGTAAAATACTCTAACTTAAGAAAGGATGAATTAATTCCATTCTTAGGAGAAGATATCGCATCTGCTATCATAAAAGGAGAGTCTGAAAAACTCGACATGAAAATGAATTTTGATGAAGGCGTTAGTTATGAGATAGCAGGAAGAGAGTTTGACTTTGAATCTGAAAACGGAATTGATCTACCAAGCTTGATTGATGATCAGTCTATTTTTAAAGAATACCCAACACTTAAAGATGTAGTCGTTTACTTCGATGAAAAGTTTGGAGGAGGAGCAGCCTTACTTACAACAGTGATGGGAGAAGAGTTTATTGTTCTTGGAACTAAAGTTCCACTTACAGATAAGGCAGATAGCAAGGTAAATCAGATATTGAATCATGAAATACAGCACGCTATTCAATTTACCGAAGGATTTGCTCCTGGAGGCAATAAGAATATGATGAGTGAGGGTAGGTATTATAATCTAGCTAAACAATTAAAATTAACAGGTAAAGGGATTTCTGATGAAGATATAAAATTTGACATCTACAAAAGGACTGCAGGAGAAGTTGAGGCGAGAAACGTAATGGATCGCTTAGGGATGACTCCTGAGCAGCGCAAAGAAAAACTACTTGAAGAAACGGAAGATGTCTCAAGAAAAGATCAGGTATTTATGCAAGATGGTGTTGCTAAATTATATAATCAAATTGAAGCTCCTAAATTCCGAGTAGCCGAATCCCAAAAAGAACTTGATGACTTTGTTAAGGACAGTAAAGTTAAAGAGACTGTTTATCATGGAACGAGAAGCGATTTTGCAGACTTTGCGCTATCTCAAGCAGGAAGAGATGGTGACTATGGACAAATAGGTAAGGGATTTTACTTTACTTCCGACAAAGATAATGCAAGTGCTTACGCTAGAAGTTCTGAAGCGGAAGGAGAGCCAAAGGTAATGGATATTAAGCTTGACATCAATAATCTTTACGAATGGAAAAAGCATCTTGACTCAACTAGGTTCGTGTCAGAAAAGCAAGCTGAAAAGATTACTAGCGATTTGCAAGCTAAAGGCTATGATGGAATAAAATATGATACTGGATATGGTTTTGATTGGTATGTGGTCTTTAATCCCGATCAAATCCTAATCGAGCCTAAAGAGGATGTAAAATTCCGTACCGAAACAGTTTACCACGGAAGCGATGTTGCTATTGATGAATTCGATATAGGTAGAGGAAGCGGTAAAGCATCAAGAAACAAAGCAGGAGTATTCTTTACTTCTGATCCTGAATTTGCTCAAAGTTGGGGAGATAATTTAAACGAGAGAAAGCTTGAGTTAAATAATCCTTTAACTACTGAGAGTGACAATCCTGCATTGAAAGAGATTTTTGGTGAAAAAGGCTTTACAGGTAACATCCGACAAATAACAGCAAAGAAAGCAGAGCAGTTAAAAGAAGCTGGATTTGATGGTGTTATTGCATGGGAGCGATGGACTGATTGGAAAACAAATGAAAGAAAGAAATCAGATGTTTATTTGACATTTGGCACCGATGCAATAGTTAAACCTACTGAAGTCAAGATTGAAGAGGAAAGAGAAAAGGTAGACACTAATCCTTCCGATAAAGCAAAGGAAGCAGGAAACTACAAGAAAGGACACATCAAGATTGATGGTTTTGATATCTCACTTGAAAACCCTAAAGGATCTATTCGAAAAGGAGTAAATGAAAAAGGGGAGAAGTGGTCCAATATTATGCCTGCAGATTACGGATATTTCAAAAATACAATTGGAGCCGATAAAGACCATATTGATGTTTTTATTGGTAACAATCTAGACTCTAATAAGGTTTACGTAGTTGATCAAATCAATCCTGAAACGGGTGCTTTTGACGAGCATAAAGTCATGATGGGATATAATTCAATCTCAGAAGCAAGAAATGCTTACAATGAAGCTTACGATGAAGACTGGAAAGGATTAGGAGCTATTACAAGAACTACTAAGGATGGATTGAAAGAATGGTTTAAAGGGGATACTAAAAAACCTTTTGCTCCAGAAGTTAAGTTTAGAACTGTATGGCATGGTTCACCTCATCAATTCGATAAGTTCTCTACTAAAGCAATGGGAACTGGTGAAGGCAATCAAGCGTTTGGATGGGGATTGTATTTTACTGACAAGGAAGATATCGCTAGAAGCTATGCGAATTCTGGATCTAACGTAGAGTATGATGGAGACTATGGTTCTTTAGATGGAAAGTACAAGATTGCACTTTCTGACATTAAGACATATGGAAGTATTGATGCTGTTATAGGCAAACTAAACGAAACAATAAGCACCATAAAGGCCGAAGGTGAAGTGAATGAGGATTTACAAGAGATAATTGACATTGAACAGTCGAAAATCGATTGGCTTAACAAGAATAGAAGCAAAATTAAGCAAGAGCGCAATCTCTATAAAGTCAAAATCCACGGAGATAAAGTACTTGAAGATTTAAACTTTATCAGATGGGATAAGGAAGTTGGTAAAACTGTAATTGATAAAATTAAAGATCAATACAAAAAAGAAGGATTGTATAAAGAGTGGAAAAACTACAAAGATGAAACTCGTAGTTCATTCGATCAAATAAATATAAATCCTGAGAGTGATGGAGATAGAATCTACAGCAACCTTAAGAGCGTATTGAATGATTATGACGGTAAGAAAACATCTCTATTCTTATTGAACGCAGGAATTGATGGTATTCAATATCCTACTGAATTTACGACTAAAGGAGAACATGAGGAGTCATTCAATTTTGTTGTGTTTGATGAAGATGCGATTGAGATTGAGGAAGCTGTAAAATTCAGAGTAACTTCCGAAAATCCAGAAATCCAAAAGATGCTTGATAGATTACAGGCGGTTGAGAAGCTTGGTGTAACTGCAGCTAGATTAAAAGGATTAGAGGATGAGAAAGCTAAAGGACTTGGAATAGAAAGAAAGTTTATTCAAGACAAAATCGATCTATACAAGGAAGCGGTAACGGAAGGCAAGAAAGAAGCTAAGGAGCTGATTAAAGAAGTTCAGAAAGCGATTACTGACTATGCAAAGAAAACTCTTCCATTAACAGAAGCAGGAGCAAGAGAGATTGGACCTATTCTTACTTTGATCAAGGATGCACAAACTCCTGAAGCAATTGAGAAAGCTTTTAATAGAATTGATGAGCTAGCCGGAAAGACTACTGAGAAAACATTAAGAAGAAAGAATGTTGCTAAAGTAAATCGATTACTTAAGTGGATGACTGGACTAAAGAAGATGGGAACCAAGAGAGTTGGTAAATTTGCTTATGAAGACACTAAAGCATTCCTTGATCTTAAAGATGTAAACGATAAGGCCATTAAGCTTACTAAGACAACTAATTCTACCAAGGCAACCGAAGAAGCAAAGCAGGAAGCTCAAGCAGGATTAGATAAGCTTTGGAATGACATCAACGAAAAGGAGAATAAAACCTCTTTAGATGATGTTATGATGAAACTAATTGAATTAAGAAGATTAGGATCAAAGGCAAGCTCAAAACTAGCTGAGATCGTTTCCAATGAGCTTGAAACTATTTATGAAGCTGCAAAGGATGTGAAAAATGAAGCAGATCTTGAGACAGCTATTGAAAGAAAAGAAAGTAAAGAGTTTGTTAAATCATTCCTTACTGGTGGAGATAAGGCTTTAAAAGATAAGCCTTGGTTTAAAAGAGCATTAAGCAGAATCAATACAGGTGTAGCTGATATTATGGGAAATTGGGAAACCTTTATGACTATGATAGGCGGTACTGAGCTTAGGGATAAGATGTCTTTAATGCTAGATGAAGCTCAGATTGCAGTTGGTAAACAGGAGACAATGGATAACATCCTTAATGAAGCCATGAATATTTATGGAAGTAAATCAAGAACCGCAACCTTAAACAAGGTTCATGAGCTTTCAAGTGAAGAGTATTCACTTCGCCAACCAAACAGAAAAGGTAAGGCAGGAGAAGGAAAACCGATGGAACTTTCTAAACTTCACCTGATGGATATCTACAATGCCATTAAGAATGAAGATGTACAGAGAGATTATTACATGTCATACGGAGATATCACATTGAATGAAGATGGCTCCAGAGATATTGATGCTCAAATGCAATCCGGAAAAGAAAAGATCGATGCTTTGGTTGAGAATCTTTCAGAAGAAGATAAGCAACTTGCTGATACAATGCAGAGAGAATTGGATAAGTACTATGATCGTTTAAATGAGATTCACATTCTTCTTTATAATCGTGATCTTCCGAGAGTGGAAAACTATTGGCCTTCTACTGCAGAGCGTGAAACTGATATTGATGTGATGGACCAGTTCTTTGTTGATTCTCGTCATCCATCGGCTACCAAGGAGCGTTCAGCACACAGAACACCTGAACCAAGGGATGCATTCAATAAAATGGTTAAGCATGTTGATGAAGCTGAATGGTATTCAAACATGAGCTTACCAATCAATGAAATCAATAAGATATTCAAGGATAACAACATCAAATCATTAATCGAAGATGCGAGAGGTAAAGGATTTTATCAGAACATTAGTGAAGCAATTCAGAATGTTGGATTAATGCCTCCTGGAAAGCAGCAGCAAAAGAGTAGGCTAAATAACCTACTTAGTCCTCTATTGAATAATTGGGTAGCAAGTAAAATTGGTGCCACTCCTTCCGTTCCATTGAAGCAGCTTTTATCTTCAGTCAATTATGCTGAAAATATGCCAATGGAGAAATGGGCCTCTGGATTCATAAAAGGAATGGCTAGTCCGAAGGATACTTGGAAGCAAATGATGGAGATTCCATATCTTAAAACTCGTTTAGGTGATGGATATTCAGAAGCAGTACAGAGAGCTTTAAATGGAGATGATAACATTCATCAATCAAAAGCTACGAACTATCACACTGCATTCAAGAATCTAATGACAATAGGTACTAGATATGGTGATATTACAGCCATTGTTTTTGGTGGAAAACCTTACTTGGATTACTTGCTTAAGCAGGAAGGAATGACAGAGAAGGAAGCAGTTGATAAGTTCTTACAAGATACATTAAGATCTCAGCAAGCTCCATTCAGCTCAACGTTATCTAAATTGCAGAATAGTAGAAATCCTTTCTTTAGAGCAATCTTTGCATTCTCGAATACTCCTTCTCAGTACATGAGAAAGTTATTTGAGGCTAACCAAAATCTAAGAGTTCAGAAGCAACAATTAGAAGATGGAAAGATAACTCAAGAGGAGTACAATAAAACCAAGAAGCAAACAGCTAAGATTCATACAATCTACGGACTAATCAATACAGTGTCCTTTACAATGGCAGGATCATTAATCAGTGCAGCCATGAGAGGAAGTGATGCAGATGATGAAATTTGGAAAGACATGCTGAATCAATTAGCTCAAACCTACATAGGAGGTTTGCCAGTGATAAAAGATATTCTTGGAGGTATAACGAGAAAAACACTTGGAATGCCAGTTTATGACAGTGCTCAGCCATTCATTGAAGGTATAGATGATGTTATTGATGCAGGGATAAAACTAAGTACTGGAACCGCGAAAGATCCTAACAAAGAATATGAAAAGGTTGGTCAAGGCGTTGCTACAATGCTTGGAATCCCTTACTACAATCTTAAAAAGGATATCAAAGCAGTTCCTCCATTTAGAGATGAAACATTCCGTAAAACAAGAATCAGAGAAGCAGAGGATAAGCTTAATAAGTTAAGTAAGTCAGATGATGTAGTCGAAGCAGATAATGCCAGAGACATCAAAAAAGCCTACTCAAGAGCTAAATCTAAAGCTACGAGACTGAAGAAAAAAGGTCAGTTCTTATCTGCGGACAGAATAGAAACTCTAATTGGAGACTCGAAAGTCAACTTGTGGGAGAATGAATATGATTCTGGAGATATGGCTATGGAGCTCAAAATGTTCAATAATATGATTGAGGGAATAGATTAAATTATTATCTTTGAAGTAGGACTAATATCGGATTGATCCCCGATTTATGCGGAAACCATCACCGTGTCCTATTTCTTCTTTTTGATGGTTAATTTAAATGATGGAAGCATGAAGACTTCAGTAAACATGATTAGGAATATGGGTAACTTTAATGTTACTCAAAGGACAAAGGATTCTTTCTTTAATGCAACAGAACTGCTTAAACAGTGGAATAAGCATTCTGGACAGAAAAAAGTTATTGCACATTTCTTTGAAAATGCAAACACAAGTAAATTCATAGAAGCATTGAAGATTGACATCGGAATTCCGATGTCCGATGATAATCAGATATTTATAAAGGCAAGAGGAGGTAAGAATCAGGGAACATGGATGACTCCAATTTTGTTTATCAAGTTTGCCATGTGGCTAAATCCTCACTTTGAAGTAAAGGTAATTAAGTTTGTTTACGATAATCTGATTGCATTTAGAAATAATGCAGGAGACAACTACATAGAATTATCCAATTCAGTTCAGAGATTAAATAATTGCGACTTTAGGCAAATGGCAAAAGGATTAAATTGGATTGTATTTAATCGACACAAGAGAGATATTAGGCAAGAAGCCACTCAAGATCAGCTCATGGAACTTAATGACATTCAGAAGAAACTAGCTTTTGCAGTTGACATGGGATACATAAGATCATTTGATGAGCTTATTAATGAAATGAGAAGAATGTGGTCTATTAAATGGAATAGGAGATTATCTTAATGACAAAGGAAGAAGAGATAAAGCAACTAGAGCTTGAGGCAGCCAAGATTGGTATGCAGTGTTATGAATCGTTTTACTTTTTCTTTCTTACATTTTGGGATTGCATAAGTGGTGAGAAGTTTCAGGATGCTCCACACATCAAATACATTTGCGATACGCTTCAGTATTGGGGGATGAAGATAATTAACAGAGAAAAACTGATGAAGACCATCTGTATCTCTGTTCCTCCTGGGAGTTCAAAATCTACAATTGTAACAATTGCTTTTACCAATTGGTGCTGGCTTCATGCTCCAAATTTATCAACCGCTAATATTTCTTATTCAGCCACACTATCACAGCAACACTCATACAAGGCTAGAGCTATAACAGATAGCAAAAAGTGGCACATCCTTTTTGATAACATATTTACGGTAATCCACGGAAAACCACTAGAGATTGTAAAGCAGAATCAAACAGAAATGCTTAACAATTTCAAAGGTAATCGATTTTGTACTTCGGTAGGTGGAACCATTTTGGGAATGCACGCGGACATATTCTGCAATGATGACCTTATTTCAGCAGAGCAATCTAAAAGTGATGTAGAAAGAGATAAAGCAAACCGATTTAGTGATGAAACTGTATCGTCAAGAAGAAAGGTTCCTGATTGTTATTTAAATATTTTTATCAGCCAGAGACTCCATGAGGATGATTCAATTGGCCACATATTAAATAAAAATCTTGACATCACATACATTTGTCTTCCTTCTGAGATTACGGATGCAAACATAAAGAACGTATCACCACCAGAGGCAATAGAACTTTATACAGATGGGATACTTGACATTAAGCGTAGACCGAAAGAAGTTCTTAATGTTCTGCGTGAGGAGATGGGTGCCAATGGATATGCAGGACAATATCTTCAAGTCCCATTCAACATTGATGAAATGGATGTAACCCCTAGTATGTTTCGTTATATCAACAAAAAAGAGCTTCCTAATAGTATTGTTTGGGATGTTTTTATTGATGCGGCCTATACTGACAAGAAAACTGAAAACGATCCAACAGGGATTGATATTATCGCTAGGTGGAATAATGATATTGTAGTTAAAGAATCTTATAGCGTATGGAAGAAATTGCCTGATTTATTGAAATTCTTGATTGAACTAGAAGAGAAAGGCTCTTTTGATAAGAAAAAAAGCAGGATATATATTGAGCCCAAAGCCAGTGGATATTCATTAGCTCAGTACATAGAGTCAGACACAGAATACAATTATGTTCTTATCGGACAAGACAATAAATCGCAAGCTAAACTAGTGCAGGCTGGAAAGAGAGCTAGACATGAAATGATTAAGCCAAAAGCTGAAAGTAGAAGGATTGTCTTAGTTGAAGATAAGTGGAACTCCGAGTACGTTCATGAGATATGCGGATTTCCAAAAGTGCAACACGATGAGAGGATTGATAACCTGGGATATGCTATTAATAAGTTTTTCATGCAGGAATCAACCTTTATAGAACAATGGGCCATAACCAAACTAGAAAAGCTTGTAATGGGATCTATTCCTATTTTAATAACATCTCAACAAGTTAAGTCCAGGAATGGAAACTTTTCTAAAATGGAAGTTGATTTCGAAGAGAATAATGCAGGAGACACACAGTTATTTGACTATCCAAGCACTCAATACAAAAATAGGTACATTGTATCAGTTGTGATGAAGTCGGAAGCTGAGAGAGGAGGAAGCACATGCATACTTGTATTTGACAGAATGACAAGTACAGTTGTCTCTATGTTTGATGCAGATACGATTAATCCAAGACAGATTGCAAATAAGGCCTTAGAGCTTTCCTATTTGTTTGGAGAAGCTAAACTGGTTATTGCAGTCAAGAATACAACTGGAGGAGCGCAGAATGAAGAACAAGACCTTGGACACTTAATCATACAGGAAGTAAGAGATACTGGCTACAATTGGCTGTATTCTCGTTTAAAGCATAATGATATACGCAAGAAGCGAGAGAAAGAGTACGGATTTGAGGTTACGAGATCTACAAGCCGTGAAATCTACTTAAACCTAAAGGATAAGATTGAAACAAATAAGATTTCAGAATTGCCAGTTGAAGTATTCGAAGACATAACCATACTTGAGAGGCGTAAGGAAGATGGAAGCATTGGAGCACAGGAAGGAAAAGAAATAAACAGAGCACTTGCATTCTCCATAGCTTTAAAGGTTAATACCGAATGGTCCGACAAAGTAATGCTCAAGAACTCCAAAAAGGATAAATGGACTTAATTAAAAAGCCTCACTCGAATCAACGGTGAGGCTTTATTTCAACTTATCTTGCAGTTGACCGTGTTTCCTGTTTTTCAGGAACCAATAGGCAGAAGTTTAATTCGTCTGTCGCAGAATGCCACTTACAAGCCGTTCCTTGCTTGTCAATCCTCTTGTGGCTGATTATTATTCCATAAATTAGTACGATGCCTAGTTTCCATGCTCATATCTGCACGTCTAACACTATTCTTCTCCTCCTTCAGTTCGTCATAAATATCAGAAATAGTATTGTAATCGAATTTATCACTGTAAAAGATAAGCTCACTTCCATAAGCTACATGACGATAACATACCTTTACAGTATTGATAAGCGCAGCAATAAGCACTATGGCGAAAACGAAAGGAGTCACTAAGATTCTCAATACAATATTCCATCTCTTATTTTTCATCTCAAATATATTTAATCCAACTAAACATTTTTCTACTCTCTAAATACTTTTGGTTGTGCTCATTATCGTAAGCTTCTTTCTTAAAGCATATCTTACTGTATGGATGCTTTTCTCCACTCACAACACCAAGAAGCCAATCTACACAATAAAGCACGTAATACAATACAAATGGAATTGGAAGGAACCACCCACTGAAGCCAAGAATAATGCAGGACAGTAATGTTATCCCACATCCGATCCAAAATACTTCTAACTGCTGAGCTAGGTGGATCTTCTCGTGATTCAATACGATATCATATCGATAAGCAAGTCCTAACCAGTCATCTCTTTCTATCCAATCCTTACGGACAAAGATAAATGGCATTATAGCCATTGCAGTAAATCCTTTAAACGGTATTAAGTTGTTTTTGATTATCATGGCTTCTTTTTTAATATTCGTTTATACCAAGGAATGTTATAGTAATCCAACTTCTCCTGTAAGTTCAACTTATCAAGAATAAGAACATCGATTCTATTTTTATAAAACATTATTTCTCTCTCTTCTATTTTCAACACAACCGCTTCTATTGCTTTAATAGCATCTTCTCTTCCTGTTATTTTAACTGAATGATATCCATGAACTGAAGTGCAACGTCTTTCTATGACACCAAATCCAGATCCTTCTTCAAAAGATGTTATCTTTCCTTTGAGATTTTGATACCCAGATTCCATCTTTTCAAGCTTAGATCTACTGATAATTACTTGATCATTCTCAATATTTTTCATATGAAATTTATTAGTAATAAAGTTTACAATGCTCACAGGAGCCTTGTTTTGCTGTGCTTGTATGAACGCATCCATCATCAGGGAAGTTACACCTCTTATTGTCTCCTTTGGTTCCACATTCCTTCTTAATTGCATTCTTTCCTATATTCTCCAGTATCTTAAGAATTAAATACACTCCAAACAGGATGCAGGGAATCATCATTACAATTGTCTCTCCTGACATCTTAAAGCGTATTAATATCGATTGCTAAATCATTTTCGATTAATCCGAAAATATCAACATGAAGCTTAAGCAATTCCTCTCTAAGTTTAAATGGACACATCTCAACATCTTCTAATCCATGCATAGAGAAGTCCTTAAAATATATAGCGATATCAGAAGAATGATAATACTCGTAAGATTCCCCATTTGACCAAGTTATATTTACTCTCTCCTCATTTATATCAACAGATTCTAATCCTTCCGTAAATTCCAATGATTTCAATACAACAAACCACTCTTTATCTGTAAGGCTTGACATCGGACGAAGAATAGGCTTAACTTGTTTTAATGAAAAACCTTTACCGGTACAGTTGAATTGGTAAGCAAAATCCTTGTCGTGAGTCCACACCTTCCATTTTTCATTAGCATGGAGCTGGTGCATTGGAAATATTCGATTCTCAAGCAGTACGCCCCACATAGATGCAGTTGCGGTCATCATCTTTAAATCGTAAGACAAATAAGGTGCTAGGTGTTTAAGTTCTAGTTTTCGTTTCATATCGTTGTATTCTTAAGTATTAGCTCTCCGTTGGTTGCTTCTGCTAGATCATCAAGTGTTTCAATTTTATTATTCCTAGCCATGAATCTTATCCTGTCGGAGCAAACACCTCGCATAAACTCGCAATATTTCACAATACAGTCAGATCCCCTTGGAATAAAATACTCTCTCCAAGTTTCTTCTATTCTCCTTTCTTTCAATGTAAATATCATTTCGGTTTCACTTTCAGATACAAACATCTCTTTGGTGAGCGGTTGCTTTAGGAAGTTGTGATATTTAATCAAAAATGCCATCATATCAGATAATTCAGACATGCTGCCCTCGCTTAAATCCTCTGCAAAAGGTCTTCCTTTATGTAGCCAAACAAGCATCTGGCTAAGTGTTAATAGTTTTTCTAGTTTCATTCTGTTTGGTTTTATTGGTGAAATATTTAACTCACTTGGTAAGTGATATTTGTGTTTCATTTCAATCATGTATTTCTAATAAAGTTAAATCATCTGAAACATACTCTATTTTTTCATTTTGACAAATAAAAACCTTAACCACTCTGCGATCTCTTTGAAAAACCATTGCTCGAGTACTTACATTTAATGATTTATGAAAATGCCTAAAGTCAGACACTAACAGCCTTCTACTTGACTTTACTGAATCCAACTCTTCCTCTAGAGCTAATTGTTTCGCTACCACCTCATTGTACTTATCATCAATCTGATGTAAAAGCTTAATCTTGTCTTCGGGAGAGTTGTGAATTATATCATGTATTCCAGAAAAGGAATGCCCCGTACTTTCAAGTAATTCATATTTATTATTCATGTTTTGAGATTTTAATTAAAGTTTGTGATCATGCGAGGATTCGAACCTCACATAAGAGCCAACTATACGTCCTCTTGATGATCTCCACTCGTCTCTCCGAGTTGTCGTCGTGGACCTTGACAGTATCGAACTGCCGACCTTCGCGTTATGAGCGCGCTGCTCTAACCATCCGATCGTGACTGGGAAAC